ATAGGCGAACGCCCCAGAAAGCCATCATCGGTGGAGTAACGCAGGTGCAGAATCTCTTCCTGCAGGTAGGTGCGCACAGCCCCGGTAAACGGCTCAGTAACGGTGTATTTGTACTTATGCTGGCCGATACGCTCAGGAACAACCGCCCCCGGCGCATACGGATGCAGGGATTGCGGCTGGCCGTCGCGGCCCCACTGGATCACCGCATAGGCGTTACCGTTCAGCAGACAATTGCGCATCATTGTGCGTTTAAACTGGTAAGGTGTCTGGCAGTCGTTCGGCTGCTCGTTCAGGAGAAAATCCACCGGGTGATTGCTCAGCCATTCCCGCGCCTCTCGCCCGTTATCGTTGCGCACACGGTAGAGATAGCAGGGCATTGTTGCCACCGCCTCACTGATAACTGATACGGCGTTCATGACTGCCGGCAGAGATTCCGCAGTACCCGCAGACACATACTCGCCTGATCCGGTATTTGGAATCCCTGCCATCGCCAGAAACTCATCAATGGTCATACTGCGCTGCTCTGAGGGTTCAGACTTACGGCCAAACGGCCAGATGTTCCACATATCAAAGCCCCGCTAAGTCAGCCCAGCGGCGACGGTTATCACCAGCGCGGCGCAGCTCAGGATGTTGGGAGAAAAGCGAACGGTGCGCGATTTCCACGCCAGACTCAGGATAAGCAGGCATAGAGGTAACGGTAATTTCCCGCAGTTCGGCTGCGGTCACGGTGCGCAGGTAAGGAGACTGGCCGATGTCCCACGCCTCTTTCAGCGCACGGAAACCAAAGCTCATACCGGAAATATCCCCTCGCTCCACCAGCTCCAGCACATCGTTGCCAAGCTGGGTATTCGGTGGGGTCAGCTCGAAGCGCAGCCCGGTATCGTCCTCGGACAGTACCAGCGTGCCGGATTTGGTACGCCCCAGTAGCTGGGTATAGTTATGCTCGTACAGCGCACGCACATCGGTACCGGATGCCAGGCTGTCTTTAAACGCCCCGGGAGCGAACTGCTCGCGGAACTCATCCCAGATAACTTCTGACAAACTGTTCCAGCGCACGGCATAGCCCACCAACTTTTTGTTACTGGCGCTCAGGTCGGAGGTACGAATTTCAAAATCGATGGTTTTCATTGTTGGACTCCACATAAGGCAAAAAGGGGCCACAGCCCCTTAAACGTCAAATCAGGAACCGGAGCCGGAAAGCTCAAGAACCTTGATGGCGTTGGAGTCCACCACGCCACCACCCAAGTATTTATCGGTATGCACTTTGTAGAATCCCGGCTCGGTGATGTTGTCCGGACGGGTGCGCACGCCAGTGGTGTGATCCACGATGAAATAGCCTCGCTTGAAGTCGCCAACCGAGAGGAACGCTTTCCCCGGTTCCGCATCCGGCATGGTTTCCAGATACTGAACAGGACGGCCCAGCAGCGTATCAGGAGAACCGGCAACCAGACGATCGCGCCAGATGTAATCCCCGTTGCCGTTTTTCAGCTTTTGCAGTTTGGCTGCGGTGTTGGAGTTCATCACCCATACGGCGTTTTTGCGGTATTTGGCTTTCAGCTTATACAGCAGGTCGATCAGACTATCAGAGGAAACGTCAGCGGCTTCCATCTTCTCCAGCGTACCGAACGGGCGGGTTTTGTCGGCAGTGGCCGCGCGAGGGTAAGACAGGAACCCTTTGGATTTTTTATCACCGTCGCCGTTCACAAAGTCGTTTTCTTCGGTAGCGGTGAAGGTGTCGGCAATTTCAGAAGACAGCCAGCCCAGAATATCCACCTCAGAAAAGTCGAGAATTTCCTGAGTGGTTTTCGGATAGGCGTAGATCGGGTTGAGTTTGATATCAACACGTTCCATCTTCGGCGTGCTGGTTTCGGTACGCGCTTCGCCTTCGGTACCGCGCTTAACGGTAGTGCCGCCCACAGATACCAGTTTCTGGTATTCGTTGGTTTTGGTGGTCTTTACCGTTGCGATGGAGCGCATCACGCTATCATCCTGCAACTGACGCATGATCTCTTTGTCCAGCTCAGGGATAACGGTATAACCGCCGTCAGCCTGCACCAGCGTGGAGAGAGAACGGGTATCACCGGTCATGATGTAGTGACGCAGCTCGTCGTTGCTTACTGGCTCACCTTCAACGGAAGTACCAGGCAGATTGCGCTGATCGTCGGCGACGGCTTCAAGGCGTGTAATTTCAACTTCAAGCGCATCAGCCTGGGCGCGGAGTTCGTCGAACTTTTTACCCTCTTCTTCGTTCAGGCTACGCTTTTCATTATCAGCTTTGTCCAGCATGGAACGCATTTGGGTTTTGAGTGCGGCTTTCTGCTGGCGTAATTCGAGTAATTTCTTCATGGAGTGGTTTCCGTATCAATTAACGTAGAGACGTGAAACCAGCGCTTGGAGGGGAGGCCGTTAAATCTTTTTCTGCATCCCACAGGCTGTACTCGCTACAGCTTGACTTAACGGCCAGTGGCGGCTCACGTCTGAGTGCCACTCTTAAAGATATACATGAAAAATATAAAGAAAACCCCGTACATAGACAGAGGCAATCACGAATAAACATGAGAACAAATAATTTACAAAAGAATTTTTTTGTTAGATTATTTAACCACAGCCTCTCGGTAGTGATAATAAAAAGGAAAATAAATGCTAACTGCAAAACTGAAGTTTTTTGATATCAATAGATGCGGATATTACAAGCACGGCTCTAAAAAACCAGACTTAGGCAACACCACTGATACATTGCTTAAACTGAAAGGTTGGGCTTCTGATGGAAGAGAGTTCATCAATACTCTTACCTACCAAGCCGAAAAGGAAGAGGACATCCGTAATACCTATTTTTGTGGTTTGGCGTCAGACAGGCAGTACGGAGACCACCTTTTAACTCTTTGGGCAGAGGTTCCCAATGATAGTGGGGTGATATATGGTATGCCACCGCTAGCTAAACCCGGTAAAGTGGATATGTTAACCACTGGATTTGATGTCGATAAGGCTATTCCAGGATTTCCTTGTTACTTTTGGTTCATTCCTGACGAAAATGCTTTTGCTTCAATCAAATTTGAACACTCTCTAATGGGAAAGGGAAATCTTGATAACTATCTCAATGGATATCTTGCAAACAAATCCCCATATCGCGTGCTCGATAATGATGATAAAGTAATTGGCTTTTCCGCTGATGCTAAGAAAAACTCTGATTCAGAAAAATTAAACCCTAAATTTTATGCTGTAGGAATGAAATATGATGAGGTTCAGGCAGAGTTAATTAATAATATTCACAGAATCACAAAGATATTAAAAAGAGAAAAAATAACTTATTTAGCCCCAGATGATAGAAAAATAATTGAAAGAGTTTTTTCTGGCCTGTTAAAAAACACACCAGCAAACACACAGGAAAGAACGATCTTTCATGAGATGGAATTCAAACCAACAGAATCACAGCTAAAATTAATAATTAAAAACTATAATGAGTTAGGTAATAGCTCACCTATAAGGAATGTTGGCTTCAAATATAGTGACGGTAAATCTATCTGGCTTAGCGGTGCAAATGTTGCTTTTGAAACCGAGCTAAATGTTCGGCGAAAAGATAACCACATAATAGCTCCAGAAAGACTGTTATCTGCTATAATAAAACGCAGAGCAGAGTTGTTAAACAAAATGAAAACACCACCAGCAGGGGGGTGACATGATAAAATATATAATTTATGTGCTTATAGCAGCCTTGATGGCCTTTATATTTAGAGGCCGAATAACAACGCTTGGCTATAATGATTACAAGGACACGCTAGGTGCCCTGCTTAATATTTCATCTATAATATTTGCCATTATAGGTGCCTGGATAGCAATTATTTATCCAAGGGCGATGGCGAGAATATTAAACAAGAGGGACTCACCTCAATCAAATAAGGAGGAGGGTAAAGAATCACATAAGGATGCTAATTATTTGAGCGAATTAGTTGAGATCGTTATGGTATCAGCCGTTGTATTAATGGCTGTTCTTCTAATACAATTCTTCGCCCCATTACTCAAGGGGTTGGTGAATGTCAATTATATCCCTTATGTTAAATATCTTAATTTTACATTTGTAGCTTTCTTGGCTATAGCGCAATTCGCAGCGATATTTAGAGTGATACTTGTTAATTACTTCTTCTTAAATGAGTTAAGAAAAAAAAACGTAAGCGACAAAATTAATGAATTACATCGTTAAATCTCACATCAGGCCTCATCTGTGATGAGGCCAATTGATTAATCCTCTCTCATCCATTCCGGAGGGGCAGGCAATAGAGCCCGGTATCCCTCCAGATGCTCGAGCAAGGCATCCAGCTGTTCTGTATTCGTAACGAGTCGTTCTCCGGAAAGCGTGTGCATCACAAAACCGTGTGGGTCATCCCAAAAGAACGCTTCCTCTTCAAGGGCTTTACGGTAATCGGCAGTGTGCATCGTATCAAGACTGGTTAAACCAAACTTTTCCAGGTGTTCCCTGCGTTCCTCATTAGTGATTGGCATGTAGCCCCTCCTGTAAAATTTAAAAATATGCGTTTAAGTGTTCACCTGTTCACCTTTGCATTTTTTCTATTTCAATTCATTGGGTTACAGGGTGAAGACTATAGTTTTAAGTATTCACTAGTGTTCACCCTAACCCTTCACCTTTTAAAAGAAAAGCCCTTTAAAGGTGAACAGGTGAATACTTGATGAACACTTCAATAAAAAGTGTTCACCCCTTAACTATCTGTTAGATAACCGATTTTATCCACGGTGAATAGTGGTGAACACTTTTCCCATTACTTTTGATTTTCTCCGGTATTGTGAGATGTATCATTCCACATAGGCATCCAGTCTTCTGAGTCGTCGTGAAGTGTGACGTTTGATCTTATGCCATGTTTCGTTTTGCGCTTCTGGTACTCCTTTCCATATTCAGCCATTGCGCCTGGCATGTCCGTACCGAACCTCATCAGCGACACCGGCTTGCTCAGGCCATTAGCCCGCATATAAGCCAGGTAAGCGTGATACAGATAGCGGCGCGGGCTGAACGGCACGATCTCGGCGTTCCCGATAAACATGCCATCACATACGACTGACGCCATCAGGTAGCCGCAAAAGTCCACCAGTGAATCCCCTTCACGTTTGATGGCCAGCGCCTCTTCTGATTTCTGCTGCTCATGCAAAAGCTGTTTGGCCTCGTCCTGTCTGGAAAAGCGAGTAAGCAGGTGGCGAATGATTACGGCCAGCTCACCTTCAATCTTCTCGGCCAGCATAGGGTCACGTTCGTTTTCCGGTACCACCTCTGAGAAGTTAAAAATAACCCGACGACGCGAAATACCACCGCTTCGGTCGCTGAACGACATGGCATTGTTATTGACGGCAAGCACCACCGCAGGAATACGGGTTGAATATGGCGCTTTGTGTTTTGGGTCGATAGCCACCTTATCCCCGCCAGTGATAGCTTTAATCCCTGCACCGTCGCCAGCGTACCGGGTCATATCCGGCATGATAATCAGCGAATAGCCCACTACCAGCGCCCTTTCCCTTGGGTTCTCCAGCGCCGCCATGCTCGCCGATACCGTATTGGCCTTGCCGGCCAGCATCGTGCAGATCTCCGCCATAACGCTTTTACCGCTTCCACCCGGCCCTGTTACTTCAAGGAACAACTGCCAGTCATAACGGTTCGCCAGCACCATAAACAGCGCAGACAATACGCGATCGGCTTTGCGATCATTATTCGCTACAGAACGGCGGAGCCATTTCCAGAAGTTCGGCGCATGGCTTGCCAGTGCCTCACTCTCTGCTGGTTCGCTGAATGGCAGATCGCTCGCAACGATAAGCCAGTCATTTTTATCATGTGGGCGAAATTGGCCTAACCGGGTATCAAAAACACCGTTGCTGAATCCAATAAGATTCCGGGCAGTATTACCCATTACCGGAAGCCCCAGCTTCATCGTATCGACTGCTGATTTAATCGCGTTCTGCGAATAAGCCACCTCAGCTTCAATGTAGATTTGTGCCATTTCACGCTGTAGTTCCTTATCCGGCAGCGGCACCCATATAACGCCCGTATAGTGGTGAACAGTGTCAGAGTCGGCATGAATAGCCAGATTGCCATCGTAGTGCGCCAGCAATACTTCTCCACGCTGGCTGGCTCCCATTTGGTTAAGTGCTGGCGTTGCACCTCCCCTCATAGTCACTAATAGAGGTTCATCTTCCAGGCGTTTCATGAGAGGCGTCCAGTTCTCTTTTTCCCCTTTTTCATTGATAAACTCAGCATTCGTTACGCCAGCCTCACACAGTTTGTTGGCGATCATACTGATTTGGTTTTGCTCGATAAGTCCGGCCTGACAGACACGGGCAAATCGGCGCCCTTTATCAACAATGCGCAGGTGGGGTAATTCCGCCAGTTGGGTATGATCCAGAACAACCGGCGGCACCTCATCACCATGCTCATCTTTACCTTTCTGGTAATCCTGAGCGGCTTTCCATGCTCCTGTCCCGGCAAAGATGATTGCCTCCTCCATTTTGTCGCGTGGGAGGGTTTTCACGTTAGGCGCGTTTTTCACTGTAAGCCTCCCGCGCTTTCACCAGTTCGCCGATAGATTTATGCAGCAGCGACATAATTGCGCTTACCTTGCACGCTTCACCATGGAACTCATCGCCCTCAGGAATACTATCTAGCCACATGCTGAGAACCTCATAGGCTCCTTCGCTTTCAGAAAGTGCATTCTCTGCGTGCATCAGGACTTCAAAAGGAACCTGTCTCATTTCGCTTCCCCCATACCCAGCTCGGCAACTAAAGCCTGATGAATTTCATGATTGATATCGCAAGCCATGCAAAGCAGGTTAATGAGTTGAGGTGAACACTCCTCATTTGCTTTTTCGAGAATGACTTCCCACAAGGATGAGGCCATAGCAGATTTATATTCAGCACTGTCGATTGAAATAGGATCACGCATGGCGCACCTCCTGAATTGGCAGGCGGCCGGCGAATACCATCACGCAGCCAGCGGGTGATTGCTCACGGGCCTCACGTTCAGTGGTAGCAGTGATGTGAATGACGTTGCGACCAATGGCGCTCAGTGCTAGAAAACGCCAGATGTAGGACTTCCGCCCTTGCGGGTGTGTGATATGATCTTTCATAGCTACCTCGTTACTTTCGCTAACTTTGGTGGTCAGACGCTCCGGCAGTGTTCCCGCACTCCGGGGCGTTGTTTTTTTAGATAGCACCGTGATAAGGTGTGTACCTATTGAGAAAAACCTTACGATAATAGGTACACACATGTCAACAATCATCAAGCGTGATAGACAGCCGAAAGGTACGGGTAAGGCACCAGCTTTCCAAGTGCGCATACCTCCTGAGCTAAAAGAACAATTTGATATCGAAGCAAAAAGTGATGGAGTCAGCCTTGCTAATTGGCTTAAAGAATTGGGCAGAGCAGAACTGAAAAAACGCGGTATTGAGCCAAAAGGCTGAACAGGATTACTTCCCGCAATGCTGTCAACTGACTCGCTTTGAGATAGTCGGTTCTGCAGGTGACATTTAGTTACCTGCAAATCTTGCGCACCGATGATTTCGGTATACAGATCTTGCGCAGGACATAATGACCCGCACAAAGTCTGAACCTCCCCTCTTAAAGAGGGTTGGTTATCTCCGCAGCTCTCTACGTTATTCGTCGGAACATCTAAACCACGTTTAACGTTGTTTAGCACTGAACCCGAATACTGTGCGCCTTTGTCTCGATGTCCGTACGTTAAACGTACGCGGTTAATTTGGGCGTACGAATTTCGTCGGCTCAAATTCTGCGCAACCCAGATTGAGTTATGCAAAATCATTCAGCACCTCCAACACGCTTAACCAGCCAGCGCTGCGACAGACGAATCAGTTCGGCTTTGCGCTTGTGGTAATCCATTCCCATTTCTATAAGTGTGATATTGGTGCTTTCCAGATAAGCAAGGTGTTCCAGCTGGTCTGAGTTCATGCTGTCGCGTGGATCGCCTTTTACTCCGTTAATTTGCGCCCACTGCTTAGCCGTCAGTCCACCCAGCGCCATTTTGGCAATCATGTTGCTCTCGGTGCTGTAATGATGTCCTTGCGTCTCCTTGCCCTGCTCGGCACGCGCTGCATCGAGAGCTGCACACATTGGCTTATACAGATTCGCGGCGGTAATCCGTGCGCGTAACTGCTGACGAA